CAGGATACTCAGCAACACCAGGGAACAACGAGAAGAACGCAAGATCACCACAAGGGATCTGAGTAAGGTTACCCAGCTCCCTGTGGAACATTCCCCGGAAGGCTGCCAGTGTGGCATCCCTCTTGAGGAGATCAGTTGCGGCCTCGTAGTCCACAGAACACCAAAGCGGCAGGGACGCACAGTCCCTGCCGATCTCACGAACCCTTTCAGTAAGATCGTCCCTCAACATGGTAGACGCGTCGTGCTGTTTCCAACACTTCAACATCAAACCCTGCAGAGGCTGCAAAGCGGAGTATAAGTTACCATCCCCCAAGGTAACAATACGAAATTTGCCCGGCTCAGGTATTGCCATAACCTTCACCTTTAACAGATCACTTGTGTCTTCACCGTCCTTGAACATCTTTAGAATCACTCCCTCCATCGCGGCGTACTGCTCAGCACGCCAGCGATCAAGTTTGTGCGTAAAAACGCGCAACTTCCCAAGGCCCCCTTGAAACTTAACTTCCCTCAAGAAACCACTAAGAGCCCCGAAGGGCCCTGAGGTTTCCCGGAGAAGCACCGTCTCGGAACGGGCATCGACATCCAAGTCGAATCGGAAGCGGTCGGTGAGACTCAAAGCTCCACCCTGCTTTCGCGAGGCCTGTAGACAGGCCGAACCAGTTGGCATAAACTTTGTAGGAACCATATTCTCAATACCCCGGAAAACCTCGCTGGAAGTCATGCTTATGACTTCGCCGAGATCCTCGGGAATGGGACCATGTGGCTCCGATAGACGTTTCTTGTGCGAATCCAACGCTTTTTGTTTCTTAGTTTCTCCTAGAGAGGGCCACGCCTTCTTGGAGCCCTTTTGCAGGGAATAGAACAAGGAAACATCGATCGTTGATCGAACAAGGAAACGATCTAAACATCGTTTAATCCAACCGCTGAAGAGCGGCTTCAGCATCCAAGGCTCACGAACAGGCTGCCCAGCCTTATTCGGATCCTTGGTGGCACGGAACAAAAGGAGATCAAGCCAATACTTACAGTAGGCCTGCTCTCGGTTGTCCTCGCTAACCATCTCATGAATACGACGCGCTGTCTCGCGCATTGAGTTCATGAACCGGTTCAGCTCCTGCAGACGCCAACGTCCCACAGGGTCGTTTCCAGACGGGTTTTCCGTCTCAACGCCCACGTGGCCCGTTAACCTGCAAACCAGAGGCCAAACCAGTGAATTGACAATTTCCCAAACAACAGATCCTTTCGGACCTAGTCCGAGACAAGCGTGTCTCGTGACCCGAAGTATTAGGTTGTCTACGGAGGTTGTCAACCGTCCATCCGCAAACAGATCTCGGTATCGACGCCGACGGGTTCGGGCTGACTCTCGCGAGCCAGCCTTTCCCGACGGATCTACCAAGATCTCCATAATACTAGCAGCTTCTGTACCGCCGACAGGCGACTGGAGTAACTCACCATCACGTTGTGAATGGCTAGTGTGGTCACGACTTCGACCACGTTGTGTGTCAGATTTGCGCGTCATAGGCTTTGACGGCGAGGAAGAC